CGTTGTGCCTGCTGTTGTTGCCGTGGTTAAGCGCAGGCGGAAGTAACGCGCCATGACGTTAGTCATTCTTAGAACTGCTGTGTTAAACGTGGTCGATGATGCCCCAGTCTCGTTTAGCAAAGTGGCATTAATCCAGTTGATGCGATCATTAGACCAAGCAGGCGTAATTACGCCTGTCGCACCCATGCTTGTGCATTGCATTGACAAAGTGCGAAGCTGTGAGCAATCAACTACTATTAAATCCGTGTTGATGGGTATGACGCCCGTCAAATTGAAATTCAAAGCCTGCATTGGAACCTGTGATGCCAGCATCTTTTCAGAATCTGACATCACGCCAATTTCAATTTTATTGTGATTTTTAGATGTTACGTAATCAATTGTTACTGTAGTGCTTGACGCAGGTACGTCAGTGTTTTCAATTAACGTACCTGCTACCATTACGTCGTATGCACTTGGCAGTGATTTTGAGTGCTCTGCAACTAACACGCCATCAATAAAAAAGCGCACGGTCTCTACCAATTGTTCTATTCTGTATTCGGCCATTGCAAATGTTGATTTGCCATTTGGCACAATAATTTCAGTGCTTTCTGTTTCTGCTGCGCTTGGTTGTTGAGTGGGATTCCGGCCGCTTTCGCATGTGACGTTTGTTGCGGCATCAGCGCCATTCAATCGGAACCTTGCAAACCATCTAGGTGTGGGGCTCGCTTCAGAAAACCCAATGCGCAAATTCTGGTTTGCCACCCTCTGCGAAACTTGTAAGCGCTGCCGATATACCAATGGCGCGTAATCAACAACACGAGACAAAATTGTTCTTGAGCCGCTTGTCGTGCCGCTGGTCATCACGCATTGACCGCTAACAACAGTGATTGAGCCACCCGCACCAGTCATTGGCCTCATAAGCGCTCTACTGGCTGCGCCTGTTGAGCTTCCAGAGTAGTCAGAAACCAGTGTTATTTGAGTTGCACTATCTATCGAATCAATCTGAACCCATGCAGATTCTGCATCAGCGTCAAACTTGAAATAGTCTTTTAAGTGAACATCAGAGACATCAAACCCAGCGCCAGTGACAACGTTTCCCAAAACCGTACAAGCTCCAACTGCTACGGCCAAACTTGTATTCGCAAAGTTTGCTCGGAATGTACCTTCATCGGTCAGCACTGCGCCACGGGTTATAAGTGCACCGCCTGTGTCAATCATTTGACCCTGTGAACTTATGGATGTAGGTACGCCGTAAGAAGGCCAATAGGGTGCAGATTTTCCCGTGGGTGCAGTTGCTATTTGAGTGGCTCTAAGCTGTGCATCCGTTAACCCTTGAGCAACCATATTACTGACAGAAACCAAGCCACTGACCGGCTGTGTTGCCTGCCAAAATATCCCTGTCACTGGAGTTGTGGGCGCTGTTGCCATGCTTACAGATACAGGCGTTGCCCTAAGCTGGTCATCAGTAACGGGACCGCTTACTGGTTGCGTGCCTTGCCAAAAAACACCCGTCACTGGAGTCGTAGGAGCCACTGCCAAACTCACAGGAACGGCACTAGAGCGCAACTCCGAATCAGTCAATGCGCCGCTCACGGTAATGGTTCCTGCGACTGATACTGGCTGTGTTGCTTGGTAGAAATCACCAGCAACAGGCACTGCACCCACAACAGGGACGCTTAAGCCATCACCTCCTAAATCGATTTTGATGCGCTGAATATGCGAGCCGTCAGCTACTTGGTCTGTGGCAACTACTGACAAGTCGCCGGGCAGGGTTACGTTATCGCTCATTTTTTTCCTTAAATTCTGTCAGATACGCATGAATCACTTTTATAAAACATGCGTATAAAACAGCGCTTAATTAGCCCATGCAAATAGCAACGTGTTCACTTTGAACGACTTTGAAGCCGTAAGCTAGGTGCAATCGCCATGTGGCCATGCCGTCACCAGCAATTTGCACCAGCAGGTACGTCATGCCAGTAGAATCGCTAATCAGCGTGGTTTGCATTAGCGGATTGTCTGGCATCACAGGTGGACGCATAATCCCGACAACCGCATTGCGCTCAAATGCAAGGTTTGCAACGTAGTTGTTTCCTATGGTCATCGCATTGGCACTAGCGATAATCGTGCGAGCGCCGGGACGGCCTAATGTAATGGTGCCCGGAGCCGCTATACCGTTGCTAACAACATATCGGTTTGCCGAGTCGGCAGCAAAAGTAACCACGTCGCCAGACAACACCGTACCAGTGCCGGTTACTAATGCTACGTTTTGCACCCCTAGAGCTGTAGCGCCAGACGTAACATAACTGGCACCAGTGCCTTTAACGTGAGTTTGAATACCTGCGGATTCGCGGATGCTAAAACCAAACTGACGCAGCAAGTCGCCAGAGCGGCGCTCTTGGTCGTTGCCTGCTTGATAGGCTTGCTGGATGATGCCCAACTTGCGGGCTGATGTGCCTGCGCTGGAGTCAATGCAAAGCTGTAAATCAGCCATAGGTGCACCGTTGTCAAACAACACCTTTCGTACATCGGGGATGATGTCGATGTTGGTGGCAAACGGGTTTGTGCCTGCAGTGCCGACAGCTCGGGATGCACCTTGTTTAATGGCAGTCGCACATGCAAGTTCAGCACCATTGCGCAGCGCACGCATACCCTGCGCAATCATCTGGCGCACCCATTCGCCATCGGTTGAGCCGTTTTGAAGCGAGCGCAGTTGTTCACCAGTCAAGTGCCAGCTCACGTGTTTGTTCGCTGTAATCTCGACTTCTACGTTAGATGCGGTTGCATCAGCGCCAGCGGCTGAGGTCATGGCGGGTACGTAGTCGCTTGTCACAGCAGTCGGGGCTATAGGTACGCGGATTTTGTCTCCTATCGCTACGCCCTTATCGTCAAAGCTGGCTGCAATGGCGCTAATCACGCCAAAAGGTTCGTTTGATACCTCCTGGGCTGCGGTGTACAGTACAGGCTGGAGTGCCGTTAAAATGTTAGGCATAATTCTCTTTCATGTTTATTCAATAATACTCACGCCGCTTCCCATCACCTTAGCCCGCTCTGCGGGTTTAAGTGAATCAAAAGCTGCTCGCTTCATCAATTTGCCGCCTGTTGAATTGCTGCTACTGGCACCACTTCCTGTAGTGCCAGACGGCTCAAAAGCGCGGCCAAATACTTCTGACTGGCGCATCTCGCTTACCAAGTCTGTAATCGTGAGAAACTCTCCCTTGCCGTTTACACGGGGATTACCGGATGAATCAACAACTTGGACTGTAAAGTCCCCGTTTTCTTCTACCAACTTCACAGCAGCCCTGACGTGCGGAATAAGCAGCGCTGGCACGCCCTTTGCCGTTGCAATTGCTGCGGTTGCATCGGCATCAATAAAACGACGTTCAAGGGTTTTTGTCAAGTTGCCTATCCTCTCGTCTTTTTTTAGCAGCTCTGCTTTTTGCTGCTCTGCCATTTGTCCTTTCAATTTGTCCCATTCTCCGCTTTTGGTTAACTTGTCGCGTTCAGCCTGAGCTTGGGATTCAACAAGGACTTGAATTTCATCCGGCGTTCGTCCCAATGCAGTCCATGCACTGACTTGTTTTGCTGCTGTTTTGGCAGCTTCTCGCTCTTTTGCAAGTGCGCTCTTTAACCCAACGGGGTCTTCGTAGCCATCAACATCCAAGATAAACTTCTCGCCTACTTGTTTGTAAAGGGTACGCTGGGTCTCGGGTACGGTTTCGATTGAGTCAACAGTAAATGCTAAAGGCATGGTGAAAGTTCCTCTCGAACTTTAATTAAATGCGCCCGTCTCGGGCAATAAAAGCAGCATCAATATCGCATTGAAGCTGCCGCTGAAAAGGGGAAATAATTCTTGTCAAAGTCTCTTAATATTTGGAGGGGGTGAACCCGGTTCACCCCCTCTTTTGACTGTTTTATGGTTAGATATTTTTTCCCGAAAATTGACAATTTTTTGCTCTAGATGCAGGATTTAATTATAAGCCAGCCCTTTTAAATGCATTAGCATCGCGAGCGCGTAACTCATCAAGCGTCAGAAAAACGCCCTTGCTGCTATACATGTCGTCCATTGATAACTTGCCATCACGCATGAGCTTTGCCCGTGTTGGCCCCAACTGTTCAATCTGACGCTCCTTGCTTTGTTCTTGCAGCCACTGCCCATAGGTTGTATCTGCAGGCAACTTGCCATCCATTGATGCACGCTCACCGTTGCGTGTGACAATATCTGGACTATCAATTCCAAGTTCCTTATTGTTTTTTAGAATTGTGGTCTGGTATGACCTGCATCGCCAATGCGCTCGGCCTGGACCGGACAACCAAGGTACACCATGACCAATAGGGTTGTGTGTTACGGGCGTGTATTGCTTTTTGTCCCTGATTCTGCAAATTTGGCTAGTGCGTAAATCAAGCGTACTGTGCCAAACAACGGCTTTTATAAGGTTTCTGTTTGCTTCAACAAACCGGTCTTGAGCAAACCCTGCCATATGCCCCAGCGCCGTCCTAGTAACAGCCTCGATGTCTCTTCTATCTACTTCAAACTTTGTCTCGGTCAACTCACGAATAATCTCGTTTGTCGTTTTAGACTCGGTGAAACCTTGAGCAATGGTCTGCCTAATTCGCCTCGCTTTGCTGGCCTCTAAATCATCCAAAACACCTTTGAGAATGACACCCTGAAAAGGCCGGGTCAACGCGGCAGCATAAACGGCCTCTGCGCTTACAGTCGCAACACTTATCTGCACTGGCAACACAGACAATAGCACCTGAGCTTGATATTGCAATTCGTATTTTACAAAGTCTTTAAGCTCGTCAGTAAGCTCTTTGCCCATTTGGGCATATGCCTCACGGTTCACATTCGCCACACTGTAAAGCAACGCCTGTAGTCGCTCCACGGTGAAGCTGGCAGGGTCTAGCCGCTCTAATGCCAACGCCAGCTCTAAAGTCAATCGTTTGTCGCTGCGATTGAGAACGTTCATCATGCGGCGCACAACACCGTTGCTGTACTGTTGCATGTCAACGGCGTGGCTTAACGCTTTGTCTGCCAATAACTGATTTACGCTTGGCATTTACATTGAACCTAATGCAGGGCCTTCTTCTTGCACGCTTTCCAGCTCCATGTCAGCATCAATATCAGCAGACAAGTTCCCGCGTCGCTGTTGCTCTTTAATCGCTGTTTTTTTGGTAATCAATCCGAATTGTTGCATGGTCAAAACCAATTGTGCGGATGTTTCAGTCAAGGTGTTTGCCGCAAAGTCTTTGAATAGTTCTATTTTGCCAGCCTCTGGGATTTTTAACCATTGGCATTGAAGAGCAATTATCTGATTGAGTCCGTCATCAAACTGTTGAGCAATACGCTGTAACTCACATCTATTGGCTTCATCCTCGCTCATTGTTTGTGTAGCTGTTTTGACGACTTGAGCACGTGGCTGAAGTAACTCTCCGCCGGTCATAATCATTTGCTCTTCAAGGACTAGCAATTCTGAACGCCCAGCAATTGTTGATTCAGCGCTTCCCTGAATAATTTTTACATCGCCGTTCATGGGAATATTGATGGCGTAATGGTTGGACGCAACCACAGTATCATCGTCTTGCATACCTATAAAAGCAAGAAGTCTTTTACGTGTGAATGTGGCGCTTTCGTCTTGGGCAGACTGGTGTTGCCAGTGTTTGATATTCATGTGCGCCAGAGAGAGAAGCGGCGAGACACCACACATAAAAGCCGTTTTGCGGCCATAAAACATCACAAACGGAATAACTTGCAGCGTTGTTTTACCCTCTTCAATCACAGCAAATTCATCTTTGATTTTCTGATAAACCCGATATGAACCAGGTGTTAAAACACGCACGCGCTCAACTTCAATAACGCCAAAATCACCGTCTTCGACTTCTTCAGTTTCTGCAATTCTCAACTGAGTTAAAACTGTTGCCCCGTTAACACGTTTAGACCTCCAGCCCAATACCTGTTGGTGTTTGATGTGCACCAGATAGGGACGTGGTCGCATACTGCGCTCATCTGCAAGGGTCAAGGCTCGACCTTCAGTTTTTGGGAAGTCCACCAGTACACCAGATATACCGAACATTAGCGCGTCACTCATTACCTCGGATGCAAAGCTATGCAAGTTGTTACCCTGCATGTCGCAGTCCTCAAAACCTTCCAAAATCTTTTCTGGAATATCATGTTTTTCATAAGGCTTACTAAACGGCTTGCTTGTCATCACTCGAGCTGTACGACTAAAAACAGGCAAAAGTGTTGCCGTTGAGCGGCGGCGCTCCCAATCTGCTTGCGACTCCCTTGGCTCACGCGGCAAATACATCTCGCCGGCTTGGCGCATCGCGCAATCACCATCGGTCAAAACTTCGGCAATAGGCCAATGCTTGGACATTTCGACTACCGATTTTCTTGGTTCGTTGATTCTTTGATGCATGATTTAAATGCTACATTCTGAATGAGTTTGCTGTGACTATGCGCTTGACAATTGGATAGCGGTAAACGGACATGTAGCCAGCGGCATCTAACACATGGTCAAGACCGCCCGACTTATCCGGCTCACCATTTTTATCATAAGCTTGCTTTTCAAGTGATTCTACTAACTGCGGGCAGTTTTGCGTGTTGACTCTATAGCGACGTTTTCCGTCTTTGTGAATCAAAGCATTAAACGCTAAAACTCGGTCTTTTACAGCCGGGTTTGAAGCGTTTACACATACCCTGAAACCCGCAGCGCGAAGCAGCGACAAGTCCGACTCACTGGCGTTGTTGCTTTTCCTGTTTTGACCTGATGCGTCAGGATAAATCAATACAGGATGACTAGGGAAGTCCCGCTTTATCAGTGAAATCATTGCAGGGGTGTCGAATACATCAGTGAACTCATGCACCGCGTAAGGGTCATCTCCGCGCAGGACGTGCACTACAGCAGCGCCGTGAGCTACGTTAAAGTCCATACCAATATGCAGGGAGTCGCCGGTTCTTACAGTCTCGTTTGTCGCATTTAGTGCGCGGTCAAACTCTGCGTATACGCTGCCAGCGGTTAGGTTAACAAATTCACCATCAAGATAAGCCGATAACAAATTTGTCGGGTAACTATTTCTCAAGTTCTCTATGTAACCAAGCGGCAAATTCGCCGCGTTGTCCATCGTCTTGGCACGAAACAACACATAACCAGGCGCGGGCTTTTTAACCCAGCGCTCGTGAACAAATCTAAAACCTTCGGGCGTTGTTGCTACAGCCACAGTATTGGCTATCGGCTTACCGTTTACCGTCTTCGCTTTTTGCCGGTTACGCGCAATCACCTTGTTCCATACGTTACGCGCCTTTTCTAGCGGTAGCGTGTCCAGTTCGTCCAGTATTGAATGCGCTACTTCATAGCCCACAATACGGTCAGGGTTGTCCATCGTGCGGAAAATGACCCGCCCGATGTCTGTTTGAAGCGTTGCAGTTTGACGGTTCAGCTTGTAACTCAAGCCCAAACGGTCAAACATGGCGGGGAAACGCTGAAAGGCAATGTCCTCTACAAGACCATATGTAGGCAGATAATAAGCCACATCCTGCTTGGGGCACATACGTTTTAAACGCATGATGCGAGCTATTGCCGCCGCCGTCTTGCCGCTTCCAAAGCCACCGCAAAAAGCAGGGAAAGGCTCTGCACTTAATACAAAAGCGTCTTGAGAGGGAGTAAAGCTCATCCAAGGAAGTCCTCGTCTTTTAGCGGTTCAAGCGTGCGGGTGGAAACGGTGCTTTCTGACTTCTCAACGTGCACGCCGGATGCTTTGCCCCTTGCCACTTCTGCGGTGATTGCAGCGCTGTATTGCTTTTCTTTAGCTGCCATATTACGAAGGCGTAAAAGGTCGTCTAAGTGCGTTTTAAGCGTTATCTGCGCTATTTCTGCGATAGGCTTGCGCAGCTCGGCTACCCTTGATATAACGTTGACCTTCGCCATGATGCGAGATGCGCTCTGGTTCACCGATTCAGCCTTGGTTCCGGCTCTGACTTTGTATGCGGCCCGGTATGCGTCTGACTGACTCACGCCAGTAACAATAGCCTGCGCAAACACCTCTTGTTTAGGGGTAAGCGGCATTACGCGGCCTCGGCAATTGCTAGGTTACTATCGGCCTCAACATCTGCTAACGTCTCGCCTGTGGACACGTGTGTGGCTTGCTTGCCGGTGCTTGCGCCCTCGCTATGAGTCCGACTGTTTTTGCCATAAGGCATCAGCAAATCTATATTTATTTGCTCAAGTTGTTTTTTCATCATTTGCAACCAAACCCCCCATCGGATTTACAGACGTAGCTGCTGGGGTTACACCGTTATCACCTCCCCCAATTACGCGTGTGGTGTGTACGCGGGATACAAACATCATTTGACCGTGATGCTCCGCCTTGGGTTTGCGGATGTTTCGGCTTCTTGGTTTTTAGGCCGTGTATTTAATGACTATTATACATCTTCTTTTGTTTTGTGCAAGACTAATTCTTTAAGGAGGTAATAAATATTGCGTTTTCTAGCGTTTCTTTGAGTTTTATGCCGCAAGCGTCAGAAACATGGCCGTAGTTGTGGCGTGGTAGTCAGTGTTGTTTACTCAAAAGAATCTCATACATTGCACAGAAAGCAATTGCATATTCAATCAAGCTGGCTGCCCGTTTGACGCTCATCAAAGCAGTTGACTCTCGTAAATTTACATATTCACCCTCAAGCCCCGGCACCATTTCGGCGCTTTCTTTTGTTGCAACTGCATGGGCTGAAACAAGCAGAACTTTCCACTGCGCTGCTGTGCGTTTCTTGCCAGCCCACTGAAAACTTGACTTTGCAATGTCGCTGCATATTGCGTGAAATTTTGCGTTTTCAGCCAGAGTACGACGTGGCTCTGCAATAACTACGCTGTACCCTTCGGGCGCATCTTTAACAGCCTGTATAGCGTTCTGACGCGCCTGGTCATGAACAAGCATAAAAATGCGCTTCATGCTAACTCTGCGCCATTTGTTTGGCGCGGGCCTTATAAGTTTTCTCAATTTGCTGAATTTCAGCAATTGACCATTTCGACGTGCTCTGATCGGACTCCAGAGCTTCGACAAAATCAACTCCGTACCTTTGAATCAAGCCCCTTCGATAACCTGTAACGGTGCCTGCCAGATAACGGTTTTCGCGTTTGCTTTGGGCGTGACAGTTTCTCTCGTCAAAACGCAGGTGAGGCGCACTGCCCCGGCTGCGGTAATGGCCAGCATCAACCGCGTTCGCCGTCCAGTCAAGAGGCACGCCGCTTGAGATACAGGCATGACCTGCCAGCCGGTCTCTAAGTCTTATAAACTGATTAAAGGCTACTTGAGCGCGTTCAATCCAATAGCCGCGGGTTTTTTGAGCCATAAGTTTTGCTTTTGTCTCGCGCTTGTCTTTTAACTGCGCTTCCAGTTTGTGCTTTTTAATTTTCAGGTTTTTTTTCTGAATTTGCACGGCCAACCAAGGTTCAATGCACTCGTCGTGCAAGACGTAATTGGCCTTTTCGATGGGCATTCTTATTTTGCAATGCCTGCACTTATTTGTCATCATGCCAAACCTCGCCAAAATGATGGCTCTTTCCATGACTTTCCTGTCCGAATCAACGAAATCAGGGAGCTACTAACGCCCAAATGACGCGCCCATTCAACGCCAGATTTATCACTTGCCCTAATTTGACGGGCAAGTTCCATTGTTATCTTTGCGTAATTCGCGCGAGAAAATCGGGTTTTTGCTGCCAGCATTCGAGCTTTTACATCGATTCTGCTTGTGGTTCTCTGAAGTACTTCAGTTCTCGTTATGAGCTCCATGTGCCTTGGATTGATACACATCGAGTTTTCACAAGTCACTGTAACTACAAGTCCCTTTGGGATTTCACCAAAGGCAAGCACCCAAGCCATCCGCCTTGTTGAAACCTTCCCAATTCTTGGATGGTTGCAATCGCTACTAGCACCGCGCCAGATAAAACAATCGCAGCACCTATCGCAGCTTCTCAAGAGCTTTTTTAAACTAATCATTTTTTGACCACCGCAAGAAAACCATCACAACGCTTCAAAAGCGTTGGTACGGTACAGTATCCTTTTTTTGGTACCGTGCATTCACCAACCCAATTGGTGCACTCCAAGCACAACCTTCGTTTATCGGCAGCATCTCTGTCGCGATGAACTAACTGTTCGGCTCACCTCTCGGCATCAGGCTCGGAGAGGCCATTTTTTATTAGGCGCTTTTGCCTCCTCAAAAAGCCTTCAATTTCTACGACTGTCCATGGATTTTGGTTTGTCATGATTCAGAATTTTCAAAAAAAAGTCAACCCCTATTCGCATAGTTAACAGTACTAACACTAATCTAAATCATAGTATTCAGGGATAACTGGATCAAGGGTTCATCGGGCACAGAGACCCTAGCCAAGCTAGACAACTTGGTTTCGGGTCTCTGAACAACTGTCTCAATGGGACTACGCTGCACACCTCAAGCTGATACGCTTTTTGGCTGGTCAAAACTACCCCGTGTATCCGGGTCTACCTCACGCTTTTGACTTCGACGCGTTTGCCATTTTGAGGGATTCATCCTATGGCGGTGACGTGTACCCCGGATCGTGAATGAGACGCTTGGGCGGTACACCAACAAAATATTTTATATATGTTGTGCTAACTATACACGATTTTTCTTGCTTTCATAATCATTTCACAAACGGCCATCAGGCCGCCATTCTTGTGCATGTCGTTAGCATCGTAGCCTTCAGTGTTTGGCATGCAGTACGTTCGCCCTGTGTCCCTTGCTGCCCGCTCTCCAGCGCCCGATTTGTCGTTATCGGCAAAGCAATAGCCACGGGTTTTAATCATGTTTGATGCGTGCACCATGTTCTTGTCCGAAAAACACACTATCACAGCCGCGTTTAAACGCATCTGGCGCGTTGCAAGCTCTATGGATAACCCAGTGGCATAGCCTTCGCAAAAAATCGCTTCCTGTGCCCTTTGTGAGCCTATGCGAAGCACTGCGCCCTTAGCCCTCATGCCAAACAACATTTTTTTGTCATACCTTCGCTCTTGTTCATCCCATTTTATGCGTTGCACACCCTGTAAGCTGTTGTTTAAAGCATCCCTCATTGGCACAATAAGCGCACCGTCAACGTCAACTAGGCCAAGTGTCTGGCCTAAGCCTTTCATGTGTAAATAATTGTGTTCTTTTACCTCGGTTTCGCGCACTAAATTTTGCGCAGTTAATGCTGCTTTTTGCCAACCTTCCAACTGACGCATTTCAGCCGCCTTTTTTCGCGCCGCCCATGATTTTTTTTGTTCTTCGGTGAACAATTTTTTATCACCGCCATCAAACCAGTGCATATCACCGCCATCAGCCCAGTCACTAACCCATCCCCGTGAGCCGTCCCAAAACCAAGCGCCGTTTTGGGATCG